AAAGAGATTTATCGAAGAGTCAGAAGCAAACCTAGTTTTATGCACAACGGAAGGCCTTCATCGGCTTTATTCAAAGATAGTCAGGGCGTTTCGGTGAATATAGATGGTGGTAGGACGCAGGAAGAAATTATCATGGATGAAGAGAGGCTTCATCGACTTTATAACCAAGAATTAACTCAGGAAGAGATTGAAAGAAACGAAGGGGAGCTATGTGCTATTATTTCCCTAAGAAAGGAGCAATGCGAATCTGCAAATGTTTGTGTTATAATGGATCCAATAGAAGGAGAAAATATATATCATGCACTAATACAAAGATCCGAAACGGAGATCACACTAACAAGGGGACAAGCTAAAATGCTGGCAAGAGAAGCCTTGGTCATAAAAGAATATAGATAAACAACCCGCACTTTTCTTATCGTGTGGGTTGTTTATTATTTGTACAGATTAATATCATATAATAAAATTGCCCGCAATGCCCGCCAGATCTGTTTTATAATATAAAATATCGAAGAGCAAAAAACTCATAAAAAGTATTGACATAGGGTTAACCATATAATACATATATAAGGATGTGAACAAAGATGAGCAAAAAAAATAAACGAAAAAAGAGAACCTGATAAGAAATGGCATTGAACTGTTAATTGCTATCGGCACACTTTTAACAGGGATTGCAAGTCTTATACAGGCTCTAAAGTAAAGGAAGGGGCGAAAGCCCCTGACCTTTCAAAAAATATTATAGCTCATCGAAACAAAAATGGAAAGAAGAAAATATAACTATTTATTCTTATTTGTGGCTTTTCTTTCATTTATTGCTACAGACAAAAGCTGGTATAGTTGCATACTATTAATACTAGCCGCTCTTTATCAGTTATGCAACACAATAGCAAAAATGATAGAGGGGTAAGATAAATGCCAATAGGAAAGCCAAAACCACAGACAAAGGCAAGCGAGAAGTGTCAGAAGAAAGTTGGATATATGACTAAAGGATTCAAGATTAAACGAGAACTTGCCGAAAAGTTTGAAGAAGCATGTAGGAAAGCAGGAGTAAGCCAGGCCGGCCAAATATCCAGACTCATGAAGGAGTTTATTGAGGAAACAGAAGCATCCAAATAGGATGCTTTTTGTTTATACAAATTTAAAAAGCCAATGATTGGAAAGGTACTGGGAAAATTTCCAATTTCTGGTGTGGGGCTAATGACTGCAATAATCCGCTAGTTTTTGAGAGAAATTTTCAATACATTTCGTTACGCAGGTGAGAAATATGGAGTTAATCAGCACAAAAGAAATCGCAGAAATATTTGATGTTACAGTAAGAAGAATCCAACAACTTACACAAGATGGAATCATAGACAGCCAAGAAGGAAAAATTAATGGAAGAAAAGGAAGGGGTTACGATTTACGCCCCACAATCAAGAAATATATAAAATATTTAAGCGATAAAGCCTATGCAAGAGAACAAAAACAGGCCCATAAAAACTTAGACGCAGAAAAGCTTCAAGCAGAGACGGATCTAAAAAAGACAAAGGCCAAAATGGCGGATTTGCAGTTAAAAGAAATGGAGGGGGAACTTCATGCGGCAGCAGATGTAGAAAGCATGACAACCGATCTTATACTTGCGATACGTTCTTCTTTATTATCTCTTCCAGGAAGATTGGCAGCAGATATTGTTGAAACAAAAAAAACACAGGAAGCATCAGAAATGATAAAAAAGAGCGTGTATGAGATATTAGAGGAATTATCAAGATATGAATATGATCCGCAGGAGTATAAGAGGAGGATAAGGCAAAGGCAAGGGCGGAATAATCAAGAAGACGATGGAGAAGAGTGAACTTAAAAAGCTTAATCGGACATTAAAAAGAGCCTTAACTTATTTCAAACCACCAGAAACATTAACGGTAACAGAATGGGCAGAAAAATACAGAAAACTTTCACCAGAAAACAGCGCAGAGGCAGGAAAATGGAGAACAAATAGAACCCCATACCTGAAGGAAATCATGGATTCATTTACCGATCCAAAGATACATCATATTGTTATTGTTGCTTCTTCTCAAGTAGGAAAAACAGAATGTGAAATGAACATGCTTTCATATGCAATAGACATTGATCCTGGCCCTATCATGCTAGTAATGCCCACTGTGGATGTAGCAAAAGATTTTTCCAAGCGTCGTATAGCCCCTATGATTCGGGATACAAAAAACCTGAGAGAAAAAATAGGAGAAGCAAAAAGCAAGGATGGAAAAAACACAGTATTAAAAAAATCATATCCAGGAGGAATGCTGACAATAACAGGCTCCAATTCTCCTGCTTCCCTTGCATCTGTGCCTGCAAGATATATATTTGGAGATGAAAGAGATCGATGGGCAAAAGATGCGGGAGGCGAAGGAGATCCTTGGGGACTGGTAGAGGCTAGAACGATCACTTTTTATAATCATAAAATGATAGAAGTATCCACACCTACGATAAAAGGCAGCAGTGCCATAGAAAAAGCTTTCTATACAGGAACACAAGAATACTGGTGTGTTCAATGCCCTCATTGCAAAGAATATCATTATATAGAATTTGAACATATTAAATTCGAATACCATACAAATCAAGCAGGAAAAGAAAAGCAATACATTGTAGACAACGCAGAATACGTCTGTCCAGGATGCGGATGCATTTCTTCGGAATCAGATATGAAAAAACAGGAGAAGAAATGGATCGCCAAAAATCCAGAAGCATATGAAAATGGAACCCGATCCTTTTGGATAAATGGTTTTAGCAGCCCTTGGATGGGATGGAGGACTATTTGCCTAAAATTTTTAGAAGCAAAGGATGATCCAGAAAAATTAAAAACAGTATTCAACACATTGCTAGGAAAATTATGGGAAGATAGAGGAGATCTAGAAGATGAAGAAGAGTTATTAAAGCGAAGAGAGATTTATGGAGTAGAATTGCCGGATGGGGTATTATGCCTAACATGTGGAGTAGACACACAAAATAACCGCCTTGAATATGAAGTAGTAGGCTACGGACACCGAAAGGAGACGTGGGGAATTGAAAAAGGAATGATTATGGGAGATCCATCAGAGGAAGATACTTGGGAAGGATTGGACAGAATCATTGAAAAGGAATGGACTTTTCGGGACAAAAAGGCTCTTAGAATATCATTAACATTTGTGGATTCAGGAGGACTTCGTACACAAGACGTATATGAGCAATGCGCAAAAAGAATTGGAAAAAGGGTGTTCGCTATTAAAGGAGCAAATAATGAAGGACATCCATACACAAAACCTCCAAATAAAGTAAATATTATAAAGAATGATAGAGTTATTGGAAAGGCTTGGCTATATATGATTGGAGTGGATACTGGAAAAGAACAAATTATGTCAGCTCTAAAAGTGCAAACACCAGGAAGGAGATATTGCCATTTCCCTTTAGAAGAAGAAAAGGGATATGATATCTCCTATTTTAATGGGCTTTTATCTGAAAAAATGACCAATAAAAACGGAAGATGGGTGTGGGAAAAACTACCAGGACATAGAAGGAATGAAGCCTTAGACTGTCGAAACTATGCAAACGCAGCGTTTCGTGCATTAAACCCTAATTTAGATGCTATTGAAAGGAAGTTAAAAGGTCTTCAAAATAAACCAATTACTAAAAAGAAGAAGTTGCAGCCTAAAAAAGTGAGGAACTACGATGAGTGGTAAAACAAAGAAGGACAGCATAAAGAAAAAAATCTCAATAAAAAAACGTAGACTAAAATTATATTACGATAGAGAAAAAGAAATGCTTTCTCCTTCAGGTGTACAAAAATATGGAATTGGCAGCAGAAACATAAGTAGATACGAAACAGAATTGGCAGACATACGTAAACAAATAAAAGAATTAGAAGATGAAATAGAAGAATTAGAAGACAAAATAGAAGGATATAAACCAAGGAAAGCAATAGCGGTGATTCCGAGGGATTGGTAAAAATATAAACATATATTTCAGGAGGAACTATGTCAAACAAAGTAGTATCGATTTCAATAGTAGGTTCCAAAGGATATGGAGATGCTGGAGCAAGCACAACCAAAAGAAGTTTCAAAGGATTTATTTCTACATCAGGAAGCCCGCAAGAGGATATTGACTACAATAATTATACATTACGACAAAGAGGAAGACTTCTATATATGGCAGCTCCAATAGCCACTTCTGCAATTAAAACAAATCGCACAAATACTGTTGGGCTTGGACTAAAACTAAATCCGAGAATCAATAGGGATGTATTAGGGCTAAGTGCTGAACGGGCAGAAGAGTGGGAAGAAAAGACAAAAATGGAATTTGCTTTATGGGCAGAGAAAAAAGAGGCCTGCGACGCTACAGGGATCAATGACTTTTACGCAATGCAACAGTTGGCATTTAGTAGTTGGTTAATGTCAGGAGATGTTTTTGCTCTAAGAAAATGGAAGAAACCTACAGCACACACACCCTATTCTTTACGACTTCATCTGATAGAGGCAGATCGATGCAGCACACCAGATGCAACTGCAGGATTTTTACCACATATAACAGAAGGAAAAGCAAATAACGGAAATAGAATACATGATGGTGTTGAAATTGACAAAGATGGCATGATAACAGCGTATCATTTCAGAAATACTTATCCATTTCAAAATACAACAGAAGAGACGGAATGGAAAAGAGTAAAAGCCTATGGAGAGAAGACAGGGTTGCCAAATGTATTACATGTCATGAGCGCAGAGAGGCCCGAACAATATAGAGGAGTTACCTATTTAGCACAAATTGTTGAACCAATTTTACAGATACGAAGATATACAGAAAGTGAGATAACGGCTGCTTTAGTTGAAAGCTTTTTCACTGCATTTGTAAAGACAACAACAAATCCATCGGAAAACCCAATGAACGAAACGGGATCAGAAGGAGACAAAGTAAGCTACGATCCAAACGAATACGAGATGGGGCCTGGACAAATTAATATGTTGAATCCAGATGAGGATATTGTATTAGCAGATCCAAAAAGGCCAACATCAGGTTTTGAACCATTTGTAAAAGCAATATGCACACAAATAGGAGCAGCTCTAGAAATTCCAAGAGATTTATTACTAAAAGAATTTAATGCTAGTTATTCTGCATCTAGAGCAGCTTTATTAGAAGCGTGGAAAGCATTTCGCATGTACAGAGAATGGTTTGCCAGTGATTTCTGCAAACCAGCATATAGCATTTGGCTTTCAGAAGCGATTGCTATTGGAAGAATAAGTGCCCCAGGATTTTTTTCTGACCCATTAATTAGAGAAGCTTGGATGAAAGCGGAATGGATTGGCCCATCCCAAGGACAATTAGATCCAGTAAAAGAAATAACAGCAGAAATCTTGGCAGTAAAGGAAGGATTTTCTACAAATGAAGATAGCACAGTAAGAATCAACGGGAGCAACTGGAACTCTAACATGGATAAGCTACAACGGGAAAATGAAAAGAAGAGACAACAGAAAGGAAAAGAAAATATCACTTCCAAAAAGGGAGAAACGGCAGCAGGAGATTGGGCCACAAATAAATGAAAACAGTTATGGGGGAAGGAAACAATAAATGCAAATATTGAATAATAAAGTGAAGATAAAGGAGGAAGAACCATTAAAAGCTTACTATATTACCGAAGAAGAGGATAGCGCAGAAATAAACATGTATGGACAAGTAGTGAGTTCTAGACCTATTGATTGGTGGACAGGTAAGCCAACAACTGGATTGTTTATCGTATTAAAGGAATTCTTAGAAGATTTAGAACAAATAAAAAATAAAAAGAATATTACGTTCCGTATTAATTCACCAGGAGGAGAATTGTATGCGGGAATTTCTATTTATAATCGAATGAAGGAATTAAAGGGGACGGTTACAACCATTGTAGATGGATTAGCGGCTAGCGCAGCCAGTATTATTGCTCAAGGAGGAAAAATAAGAAAGATGTGCAAGGGTACACAGATGATGATACATAGCGCATCTTGTTTTATTTTCGGAAATTATAATATTCAAGATTTGGAACAGGCAGTGAAAAGAATTAAGTCGGCGAATGATTCTGTTATAGAAATATATATGGATGCTACAGGAAAGGATCGAGAGAGCATAGAAAAAATGGTACGTGATACTACCTGGATGGGAACAGATACGGCAATTAAGAATGGATTTGCAGATGAAATAGATGAACAAGAAGAGGAAGTAGAAATGTCCCTAACAGATAAAAATATATTAATGGTAAATGGGATCCCTCTTCCGGTAGGAGCATTTTTATCTTTACCAAAAGGAATCATAGAAAAGCAAGCACTTACTACCGGGCATATACCGGATGTAATAAATAAAAAAAATAAAAGGGGGAAAAAAAGAATGACACCAAATGAATTAAAAGAACAATATCCAGAGGCTATCAATCAAATTATTAAAGAAGCAATAATGCAAGCGAAAAATGAAATAGATACAGAAAAAGAAAAAGCTGTAATGGAAGAAAGAAAAAGAATACAGGAGATTGAAAAGATAGAAAATGCCGTTAACGATAAACGGCTAATACAAAAAGCTAAATACGGAACAGAAGTTTGCACAGCAAAGGATCTAGCATTTTTAGCCATGCAACAACAATCAGCAATAGGAGCACAATTTTCCGATTCATTAAAGGAAGATTTCCAGTTATCAGGCGCAAGCCAAGTAATAGCAACGCCAAACCAAGGACAAATGCTTCCTCAAGATGAAACAGAAAAAGATACAGAAGAAGGGGCAAAGTTAATTGCAAAATCATTTATGGAGGTAAGATAATGAGTTGGAAGGGAAGAGAAGTAATTGGAGAGATGCAACCAGAATTGCTGATTGCAGATCCCAGGTTTCCCGTAGATGTATGTTCGGTGATAATATTGGCGGGACAAGGAAGCTTAAAGAGAAGAACTGCACTAGCAATCAACACAGAAGGAAAATGTGTCATTTTAGGAACAGAAAATACAAAAGCTTCTTATATATTAGCAGAAGATGTTGAAGCAGCAGAAGAGGATGTAATGGGGGTTGCTTACAACAGTGGCAAGTTTGCACGAAATGCCTTAATAGTAAAGGAAGGATATACAATGAAAAAGGAAGATGAAGCAGCTTTGCGAGATGCTGGGATTTACCTAGAGAATATTATGTTATAAGGAGGAGTAAAATGGCGATCGATATTTATCGGACACAAACAATGTTAACAGCAATGGAATTGTTCCCAAAAAGGAATACTTTTCTAAGAGATAGATATTTTCCTACTACATCCAAAGATATTTTTGTTACAGAAGAGGTATTAGTAGAATACAAAGATGAGAAAGGAAGAAAAATAGCACCATGTGTTATTCCAAGAAAAGGAGGAATTGCAGTAGCAAGAGAGGGATACAAAACAGAACGTTACACACCTCCCTATATAGCCCCCAAAAGACCGTTAACAATAGATTATTTAAATAAAAAACAATTCGGTGAAACACTTTTCTCCATGAGGAAACCATCAGAAAGAGAAGCGGCTATTTTAGCACAAGATCTGATAGATTTAAGCGAAATGATCGATGGGCGAGAAGAATATATGGCAGCCAGAACGATTTTTGACAATGGCTATGCTATGAGGCATTATGCAGATAAATATGGAGGAGATGAATATGAAGAATTTGAAATCACATTTTATGATGAAGAAATAATTGATGAAGTTATTAAAAAGAGTGGTCTTTCTAAAGAAATTATAAAATGTTTAGATGAAAAGAAACAAAATGATTATTTGTATAAAGCTCTATATGAAGGCAAGGATAAATCAATTTATGGCAAGTCATTAAATGAGGCTGTTTATGAATTAGAAAAAGAAACAATAATTGAACTATCTGGTAGAGGAGATTCAATTATTATTGGTAGATGTGCTGGAGATGTTTTAAGAGAGTTTACGGATTCTAAAGTTATTAAAGTATTTATTTTAGCACCATTAGAATATAGAGTAAAAAGAAAATTAGAATTAAATGATAATGATAGAAAGAAAACATCTGTTATTGTTGAAAAAATGGACGCAAGCCGGAAAAAGTATTATGAACATTTTACTAAAAAAACATGGAATAATCCTTCCAACTACGATATAACATTAAATACAGAAAATCTAGGATTAGAAAAAGTTGTTGACATACTTGTTTCATCTTTCATTAATAATAAGAATAAATAATTTCAAATTAAAAGAATAGATCTAATGATATATTCTTTTTCTATATAATTGATAAAGATAAAATTACAATTTACCAAGTAGATCAATTTAAGATTTACTCTTTTTTTGATATAATTAAAGTGTTAATTGAGGTGATAAATGAATGATAATTTATATAATATGATTTTCAAAAGAAAGTCTTTTCATTTGTTTAGAAACATAGGAAATGAACATATTACAGATGAAGAATTTAAAGATATTGAATATAAATTTAATACATTTATGCCACTAGTAGAGGATATTAAAATAAAAATGAAAATAGGGAAAGACTCTACTACTTGTAAAAGAGGACAAGAATACTCTATTTTGCTTTATTCAGAAAAGAAAGATAATTATTTACAAAATATAGGCTATATTGAGAACAGTTAGATTTATATTTAGTATCAAAAAATATTGGAACGCTTTGGTTTGGCATCGGTAAAGTAGAGGAAAAAAGACTAGATGGTCTTGATTTTATAATAATGATTGCAATAGCAAAAGTAGATTCAGAAACGAAGTTTAGAAAAGATATGTATAAAAGTAAAAGAAAATAATTATCAGAAATTTGGAGGGGAAAATATTA